TGTAATTATTGAACCTATATACTTTGATGGAGTATTCTATGACGTAATGACAACTGAAGTAATTGACTTTGGAACTAATGAAGTATTCCCTATTGATTGTGTTCATTCATTTGCGGGGTATGCTCAAGATGCTGATGGACCTATAATAATTATTTAAAATGGCTAAAGTAAAACAACAAGAGAGTGCTTACCAACCTAAGCCTAAAAAAACAGGGGTAGCTTCTAAAACAAAAACGAGTAAACTAAAATCGAGTAAGAACTATGTTAAAAAATATGTGGGGCAAGGTAGATAATGAAATATTTTAATTACATAGTATCGTCTTTGGTACTGCTATTCGTTCCAATATATGGGTTATTAATAGCTGTAGGCGCAGCTATAATCCTTGATACTTTCACGGGAATATTTAAAAGTGTAAAACTAAAAGGTTGGTGTAGTATTAGAAGCAGAATATTGTCTAATATAATATCAAAGATGGCATTATATGAAGTATGTATTTTATTTCTTTTTGTAATAGACAAATTTCTATTAAATGAATTTATTGTTAAATGGTTTGGATTTACATTTATGTTTACAAAAATATGTGCTATACTTTTAATTTTTATTGAATTGGTTTCAATAAAAGAAAATGTAGAAGAGACTTTTAAAATTGATGTTTGGAAATTACTTAAAAAAGCATTCCTTAGAGCAAAAGAAATCAAAACAGATATATCAGATTTACAATAATGAAAACCAATCAAGAAGGGATTAATTTGATAAAGCACTTTGAATCACTACACGATGGGGATTTAAAGCAAATCGGATTGCAACCTAAAATGGACCCAATAGGAATATGGACCGAAGGTTATGGTAGAGCAATGCGTGATAATAAAGGAAACTTCATTAAAGGTGCTATAAATAAAAAATTAGCTTACTCAAGAACATCTATAAAAACAGAACCTGAAGCAGAATTAGCATTAGCACAAGATTTAATACCAAGAGAACATATTGTGGCTCAAAATATAAAAGTTCCAATAAATGAAAACCAATTTAGTGCATTGGTTTCTTATGTTTATAATACAGGCGGTTCTAGTACATTATATAAATTGATTAACTCAAAAGCATCAGACAAAGAAATAGCAGCTTGGATTCAACAACACTATATTAAAGCTGATGGAATTATAATGAATGGATTAATACTAAGAAGAAAAGCAGAATCAAATTTATACTTTAAGAAATGAAAAAAATATTATTAGTACTTGTTTTATTATTGGCTTCTTGCGCTGCAAGAAAAGTAAACGTAGATAAAGTAGATGCTGTTATTAAAACAGATAGCACTTCTGTAACCAAACAAGAAACCGTAGCTACTCAAGATAATCACGTTAGTATCGTAACAAATACTGACGAGGTAGAAATAGTTCCTATTGATACTTCAAAATGTATTGAAGTTGATGGAAAGAAGTACCATAACGTAAAGCTAAGATACATAAAAACAAAAAAGGTCTTAGTAGATACCACAAAAATAAAAGTGTCTGAAAAAGCCTCTATTGAGGTTAAGATAAAAAAAGAAGGAAAGATTCGTTCATTCAAAAAAGAAGTAGATAAGAAAGCAAATTACGCCATATACTTTTGGTGGCTCCTGATTCTATTGCTTATTGCATTAGGATTTTATACTTATAAAAAAATCAATCGAACTTTATTATAAAATTCATATATTTGTAGAATTATTAATTAAATAAAAATTAAATCAAAATGGCGAACACGCAAGTAACACAGGAAGAATTAACAAAAATTCAAGAATTAAACTCAGAGTTTAATAAAGCAAAAATGGCAATCGGAGATGTTGAATTACAAAAACAACAAATCTTACGTCACATTGAAGAATTAAAAACAGTATTCTCAGCACACGAAAAAGAATTAATTGAGAAGTATGGTGCAGATGCTGTTATTAATATTCAAACAGGAGAGGTAACACAAAAAACAGACTAAAAAAAATGGCAAAGATTAGCACATACCCGGAGCAACAACCTCCTTCGTTAGATGATTATGTAATAGGGACTTCAGTCAGTAATGCATTAGCAACTAAAAACTATTTTATATCAGATGTCCTTGGTTTAGTTACTTTGGATATGGTATTGACTAATGGAAACACTTCATTATTAGATGCTAATATAGGAAGTTTAGGATTGTGGGATAGTGCGCATTCAAATTATATAACTATAGGAACAACTGACCAAGGTGTTACATTTAATGTTCCTTCTGTTGGTCAAATATTTTCAGTTCAAAATGATAACATAACATTTGGAAATGCTATAATTGAAAATAATTTATTATCAACAATAAGAACATATAATTTACCAAATCAATCAGGAACTTTTGCTTTAACAAGTGATTTAACTTTGAACAACGTTTTAAATACCGGTAATACTTCATTATTAGACGCTAAGATAGGCGAGTTGTATTTATATGATATAACAAATTTTGATTACGCTAAAATAAAAATAAACGATTCAGAGTATAATTTATATGATTCCGGCGGAACTATAATAACTACTATTGCTAGTTCGGGCATAGCATTTCATCCAAATGCATATAATGGGTTTTTATATGTACCAAATACAATAACAACAAGTAGAATTTATGAATTTCCAAATCAATCAGGCGTAGTTGCTTTAGTATCTGATATACCATTTGGTAAGATTAAAATGGAAGACCCTACCGGGGCTTTCTTTACTAATTTAACAACGGCTCACGCTTATGTTGACTCATTTACTGCTAGTGTTTTATATGATGAAACATTCCACGATGGGGTTTATAGATTTAGTGTAGCTCCTAATGCTTCATTTGCATTATTACCTAATTTTTGTGATAATGGCAGTATGTTGTTTGAAGACCCTGATGGCTTAGTTGTTACATTTGGAGAAAGTTGTTTTGTTAGAAGTTCAAGAAATAATATATTTGGAAATATTACTGTTGGAGGTTATTTTTTAAGTATTTCTTCAGGAGATAATACAATAGGTACTGTTTTAGATATTACGGGAGGTTTCTTAGAAAATTCTACCGGTAATAATATAATAAAAGGAGGAACATTTTTAGATGATTTTCTAGCATTTTCAAATGGTAATAATATAGTTGGAAATATAGTAGTAAGGCACAACGCTTTTAAAGGCTCAAGAGGAAATAATAAAGTTGGAAGTATAACCGCAGATGATAATCTTTTTTATGCTTCAGAAGGAAGCAACACAATAGATGACATTTCAGCAGGCGAATTAGCATTTCACGGTTCTTTAGGGAATAATACAATTCGAGATATTATTTCATTATCGACAGATGGGTTTAGTTCTTCATCAGGAAACAATACAATAAGAGATATTTTATCAGGTGGAGATACTTTATTTGGCGGTGCTATGGGCAATAATACGATGAATGTTATTTCTGTTGGATTAAATTGTTTCCAAAATGCAAATCCTACTATAAAAAATACAGTTTATCAAATATTAAATTGTAGTAATTATTTTGCTTCCAATTATACAGGTAGAATGGATGTTGGGTTATGGGGAATAGATGGCACCTTAAATTTACCAACTGATATATTTACTACAAATAATATAACTTGGATTCATACATTTTGGAGTAATCAATATAACAATGTTGGAGGCCAAGATGCAGATATTACCAATGTTGTAGCTAACTTTGATGGTAGCGGAAATGCTACGTTAATTTTTGATTAATAAATAAAAATAAATGGCTAAAATATCTACTTACCCTTCTGCGGAGGAACCTTTATTATTGAGCGATAGGTTAATAGGTACAGAGGCTATCAGAACAATACCTTCTCCAACTCCCCTTGCGACAAAAAACTTTTCGTTAGGGGAATTGTTATTGTTATTCTCTGACAACTTTCCTGCAGCCTCATTACAGGCTGTTCTTGATACAGGCAATAGCGCAACTCAAAACATTACTTTAGTAGGTACTATTGACACTACATTAATAAAACCTGACAACATTGAGGACGCAACCGGAAGTCAAGGTTTAACTTTTCAATTCCTTAGTAAAGCAACATCAAGTATAAATTGGGTTGATTTACCTATTGATAATCTTCAAGCTGTTCTTAATGCAGGTAATACTGCAACTCAAAACATAACTCTTGTTGGTAATATTACCTCAACAAAGATAATTCCGGGGAATATTCAAGATGAAACCTCAGTTCTTGGAACTACAGGACAGGTCCTTTCTAAAACAGCAACAGGAATAAAATGGATAACAAACCCTGCTTCATATACAGCCGGATTAGCCGATGTATTATCTGTAGGTAACACTTCAACTTTAGATGCCAATATCGGAGGATTAGGGCTATATGATTTAGAAGGATTTGCTTATGCGACTATAACAGCATTTGACCATAATTTTACTTTTAAAGACTATAATGGCGATTATGTATTATATACGGAACAAGGTAACTTGTCATTATATAAAACCAATATTATTGTTGCCGGAATTTCTTCTTCTTTATTAACAGTATCAAGAAGCTTCCTTCTGCCTGATAATGCGGGTACAATTGCTTTAACAAGCGATATTGGTACTTGGGGAACATTAAATTATCCTGCTTGGACAACGGGTACTCCGTTTGTGAAAATGACTGCTGTAGGAACATTTGCATTAGATACAAATATATACTTAACAGGAATTACGTCTTCAGACGTAACTACAGCGTTAGGATATACTCCTGTAACAAACGCGAGAACATTAACTATTAATGGAGTTACTTATGATTTAACTGCCGACAGAAGTTGGACAATAGCTACATCATTATCTCCGCTTACTACAAAAGGAGATTTATATACATTTAGTACAGTTGACGCGAGATTACCTGTTGGTACTGATGGTCAAATTTTAACAGCAAATAGTAGTGTTGCTGAAGGATTATCTTGGCAAGACAATTATGCTGATTGGACGTCTGTAGTAAAACATATTGTAAAAAATAATGGTTTAAGTGGTACTATTACAAAAGGAACTGCGGTATATGTAACAGGAAGCAATGGCACAAATATGCTTGTTGGTAGAGCGAGTAATGTTTCTGAAGCAACTTCTAGTAAAACTATGGGGTTGATGCAGTCAGATATAACAACTACAGGGGGAAATCAAACAGGATTTGTGGTTACGGAAGGATTATTAGCAGGGCTAAATACAGCAGGACAAACTGCCGGAGACCCTGTGTGGCTTGGTGTAAACGGAGCATTAATTTATGGATTAATAAATAAACCTTACGCACCTGCTCACTTGGTATTTATTGGAATTGTAACAAAAATTAGTGCGGGAAATGGTGAAATATTTGTAAAAGTACAGAACGGATTTGAATTAAAAGAAATTCACGATGTTGATATTGTAACTAATGTGCCCATAAATGGAGACATACTTGGATTCAATGGTACATTATGGGTTAATAAAACAATTGCAGGATGGTTAGGATATACGCCAATATCAGGAACAGGAACGACTAACTATTTACCTAAGTTTACAGGAGCGAGTGCTTTGGGTAATAGCTTAATATTTGATAATGGCACAAACGTAGGTATTGGAATGGCTGCTCCGTCATTTAAAGTTCAAGTTGAAACAAGTGTTAACGGGGCGGATGGTATTTATGCAAGAAATACAAACACAGGAGCTTCAGCTTTTGGAATTGTGACAGCAAGTTCTATGGTGGGTAATTTAGATTTAAAAGCACATTCAGCTGCACACGGAGCTTGGCCAAATACTTCAATGTTGCAATCCGGAAGTGGATTTACAGGTGGTTTAGTATTACAGCAACAAGGAGCAAATCCTATTTCGTTTTGGACAAATTCAACCGAAAGAATGCGTATTACCTCAGCAGGATATGTAGGAATAGGAACTGCAACACCGACTGTTACATTAGACTTAACGTCTGCAAGTGGATTAGGATTACGTTTACTTGAAACATCAACAGGAAACAGTAATAGAATACAACTTGGAACAGGTAGTGGTTTTGGTTACATAGATGCAACTTGCGGAAGTGGAAGTCCTTCATTATCATTGCAGGTAGCATCTAGTGAAAAAATGCGAATCACAGATGCAGGCAACGTAGGTATTGGAACGGCAACTCCATTAGTAAAATTAGGGGTGGCTGTTAACGGTACCGATAGTAAATTTCAGGGGATACAATTAACTATTCCCGAAAGTACTATTGGGTCAGCAAGAATTGGATTAGTTACAGAAGGCGTAAGTCGTCAGCAAGCTTATATAAAATTTATGAAGTTGAATGCCGGAATAGCTCGGTCAGGTACAATTGCATTTTTTACGGCAGGGGTTGATGGCGATAACGGCACAGAACAAATGCGAATCACAGATACAGGCAACGTAGGAATCGGAACAACTACTCCGACAAACGCTAAATTAAAAGTTAGTGGAAATTCGGCTAGTGGAGCAATAATGTCTGAAGATACTACATCCACAACTTCATTTGTTAGAGTCTTAGGGGATATAAGTTCACAAAATTTATTCAATTGGCAAAGCGGTACAGCTTTAAGATTTGCAACTTCAAATCAGGATTATAGTAGTTTTGCTGAAGTAATGCGTATTACCTCAACGGGCAATGTAGGAATCGGAACAACTGCTCCTGCTGCGGCTACAAAATTAGAAGTAACAGGGGGTAATACAAGATTACAACAAATTGAAGTAAAACCCGGATATGCTCAATATTTTGAAAAAACAGGAACTACTCAAAAAACAAAATTATACTTCTCAGCAGCAAATACATTTGATTATGATAATGAAGGTTCAAATGTGAATTTCCTTGCGGCTTGGAACGGAACAATTAAACTTGAAACAGGTTCAACAGGATATGAAAATGGCAAAGTAATAATACCTTACGGAAAACTTGGAATTGGAACATCTGCTCCGACATCGAAACTTGACATCGTAGATACTACATTATCGGGTTCGGGTGCATTAGCGGGTTCAGTTTTAAACTTAGCACAGACTTGGAATACAACAGGAAATCCAACCGCTATATTTGCAAATATTACAAATACTGCAAGCGGCGGAAGTTCATTGTTAATGGATTTACAAATTGGAGGTGTTTCTCAATTGGCATTACTTAAAGACGGAAGATTGCAATTAAAGAACGGAACTATAAACGCGGTAGGTAATAATTTGAATTTCCGCTCAGCATTAGCAGGTGGTAGTGGTTATGTAATTGATGTACAATCTTACAATACATTAAACGGAAATAATAATGAGCAAGGCTTTGGATGGTTTTCAGGCACTTATGCTCCAACAAGTTTAAGCGGTGTTCCTTCTTTTAATGCTTTAAAACTTAGCCCTACTATAAACCAAACAGGCACAGCAAATGGAGTAACGAGAGGTTTATATATAAATCCAACATTAACATCCGCTGCTAATTTTAGAGCTATTGAATTATCAAACAATACAGGTTTTGGAATATTTCAATCAGGTACTGCTGTCAATTCATTTGCAGGCAACGTAGGAATCGGAACAACTGCTCCTTCATCAAAATTACAAGTAAATGATACTACCGCATTTACTTATAGCGCAGCTCCGAATGTTTCTGCTAAAATAGGCGCTTCGGGTACGGGCGGAAGTTTCTTAGTAAATACTCCAAGCGCAAATTCAACTTACGAATCAGGTCTTGCAATAGATGGAACATATACAGGCGGAAAATCAGTAATAAATATAAACGCTTTTGGAGTGTACTCAGGTGGTCCGTATAGTGCTGATTTAGCTTTTAAAACATCAACCAATACTACTTTATCTGAAGTAATGCGTATCACAAATGCAGGCAACGTAGGAATCGGAACAACCGCTCCTGCTGCTAAATTGCAAGTTAATGCTCCCGGAGCTTTGTCAACGGACTTAGCTTTTAAGATTAGGAATAGTGCCGATACTTTGGATTTAGTTACTGTTAATGGATTAGGTACTTTAATAGGAAAAGGATTTCAAGGAACATACTTTTATGCAGGTACAACTTATTATGATAATGCTCGAATTTACATAGGCTCAACTAGTAATGCAAAATTTCAGACTTTTACAAGTGGGTTTTCAATTGAACAGGGAGCTCTTACAACAATTGCACCAACCGCAATATTTGAGTTAAAAAGCACAACTCAAGGATTTTTACCTCCGAGAATGACAAACGCTGAAAGATTATTAATATTAACTCCTGCAGTTGGTTTATGTGTATATTGTACAGACGTAGTTGAAGGATTATATATAAACAAATCCACAGGGTGGACATACATAGGATAACAAATAAATAAATAAATATGGAAACTAAATACGAGTGGATTATCAGCGCATTAGATTGCAGAGTAAAAGAAGGAAGTCTTAAAGATGTGGTAAACGTTGTTCATTGGAGGTTAAACGCTTTTAATGATAAATATACGGCTGAAACATACTCAGCAACAGGTATGCCAACTCCAAGCGGAACAGATTTTACCTTATATGCTGATTTGACCAAAGAGCAAGTCGTTGGATGGGTTGAAACAGTTTTAAGTGTAATTCCTGAACCAATAGATGGCGAACCACAATTATCTCCATTAGAACAAATAAAAATTAACCTTAATGAGAATTTATATTTACAAGAATATCCTGTAGAAATAAGTCCACCATTACCTTTTTCAAATTAAATCAAATGGATATAAGAAAAATATCAATAGGTCCTGACTATAAAAGTGGCGCAATGCATTACATAGTTGGACAGAAAATACTCGGAGATTCGAACGAAATTCATCATATTAAATATAATGAAGAAAAAAAATCTATACAAATCTACATCATTAATCAAAAAAAAGAAGTAGTTTTGTGGAAGGAATTTACTTTTACAATTCCAATTTCAATCGAATTTAATATAGACTTTTAATGAAATCTCCATTTTACTTTATAGCTAAGCCTATAAATGGTAAACGTTATGATAACACAAGGAGCATAGGAGGCATTGACTTTATAGTTAGTACCTCAGAAGAAGACCATAAGTTTTCTAATAGATATGCAGAGGTTATCGAATTACCAATAGGTTACAAAGGTCCTATCTCTATAGGAGACACTCTTCTAGTGCATCATAATGCATTTAAGTACTACAACGATATGAGAGGCCGGCAAAAAAGTGGAAAAAGTTTTTTCAAAGATGATTTATTTTTCATTGAAACAGACCAATTCTTTATGTATAAGAAAGGAGATACTTGGAATGCTTATGACAAATATTGCTTCGTAAGACCTGTCCCTGCTACTGAATCTTATATTAAAAAACCTTTTAGCGAAGAACCACTAATGGGACAAATGGTATATCCTAATGAATATTTACTAAGTCAAGGAGTTAAAGAAGGCGATTATGTTTGCTTTTCTCCCGATAGTGAATATGAATTTACCGTTGAAGGAGAAAAATTATATCGAATGTATGACCATCAAATAACAATAAATTTATGATAAATATTATAGATGATTTTTTAGATGAAGATATTTATGAATCTGTTTATCAGAAATTATCTGATAATGAATTTATAGAAGTAGAGGTAGGAGATAAACATTTTTGGGTACAATATAGCAATAAAGAATTTGATGATTTTATTGTTGAGAAATTAACTACTATAGATGGTGTACAAAGAGAATGTCTATTAGGGTTCTTTAGAGTAGCAACTGAAGAGTTCGATACTGATTGGAGAATACACGCAGACTCAAAAGTAGGCGATATTAGACCCGAAAGAGCACTTGTGTTATATATATCTCCATCTACAAAAGAAGGCCTTCACGGGACCGCTTTTTGGAAACATAAAAAGGTTGGTTATAAGATGCCGGATGATGTAACTAATGAAGAAGCAGATAGGTTTCTTTTAGAAGAAGCTAATAACTTAGATAATTGGGAGCTTAGTTCTGTAGTAGGATATAGACCAAATCGTGCACTTATGTACCCATCGGTTTATTTTCATAGTAAATATCCAAATACAGGTTGGAAAGAAGGAAGAATGGTATATGTAATGTTTTATAGATAATTTTATGACAACAAAAGAAGTAAAATTAAAAATCATTGCAGCGGGACATAAAGCAGTACTAGAACTTATCAAGGTTGCAGAAGAGTCTATCTTGAATCCTGATATGGATGGAGATGATTTGGCTGCTGATAAATTAAAGAACGCTGCGGCTACAAAAAAATTAGCAATCTTTGACGCTTTTGAGATTCTTAGTAGAATAGAATCTGAAAGAGAAAGCCTAGATATTGCCGAAAAAGGAGGAAGTAAAACTGATACAAAACAAGGATTTGCAGAAAGAAGGTCAAAATAATATCTATTATATAGTTAAGGACTATATACCTGCTAATGCTATTACTAAAAAAAATAGCAATAAGTCTTGGTTATATGGTTACAACGACCAATATGATGTTATAGTTATATCTAAGACAGGAGAAATTGGAGAGATAATAAACATCTCAGGTCTTTACGTGGCCTTACCTAAAACCCCAAAAAAATGTTTCGAAAGAAGTTCTTCAAAATCTGAGCAGCATTGGGAGCGGGAACCTTTGCCTAAACAACTATCACGAATACAGTCAATTTTCCAATGGAACGAAATGCCATCTGATTTTAAAAATAGATGGGTTGATTATATTGAGCAAGAGTTTGACTTCAGAGAGAATGGGTATTGGTTTATGAACAATGGAGTTCCTACTTATATCACGGGTTCTCATTATATGTACCTTCAATGGTCAAGTATTGATGTTGGTTATCCTGACTTTCGGGAAGCAAATAGAATATATTGGATTTTTTGGGAAGCCTGTAAAGCTGACTCACGTTCTTTTGGAATGATATACTTAAAGATTAGACGTTCAGGATTCTCCTTTATGTCTTCTTCTGAAGCAATAAATATAGGAACTCTTGCAAAAGATGCAAGGATTGGTATATTATCAAAAACAGGTTCTGATGCTAAGAAAATGTTTACCGATAAAGTTGTTCCTATCAATAGCAGACTTCCGTTTTTCTTCAAGCCTATTATGGATGGTATGGATAAGCCAAAAACAGAGTTGGCTTTCCGAGTACCGGCATCTAAGATTACAAAGAAAAATATGTATGAGAATGACAACGAAATTGTCGAAGGATTAGATACATCAATAGATTGGAAGAATACGGATGACAACTCTTATGATGGGGAAAAGCTATTGTTCTTGGCGCATGACGAATCGGGAAAATGGCTACGACCTAATAATATCAAGGAGAATTGGCGAGTTACTAAAACCTGTCTTCGTTTAGGTTCTAAAATTATTGGAAAGTGTATGATGGGTTCAACTTCAAATGCTTTAGCAAAAGGGGGTCAGAACTACAAAGATATGTTTGAGGATTCAGCAGTTACCACACGTAATGCCAATGGTCAAACTAAAAGTGGCCTATATTCTTTATTCATTCCTATGGAGTGGAATATGGAGGGATTTATAGATAAATACGGTATGCCTGTGTTCTTCAAACCTGATACTCCTGTTATGGGGGTTGATAATATGATGATAAAAAATGGAGCTGTAAATTATTGGGAGGCTGAGGTTGATTCATTAAAAAATGATGCTGATGCATTAAATGAGTTTTATCGTCAGTTTCCAAGAACTACATCACACGCTTTTAGAGATGAAAGCAAACAATCTTTATTTAATCTTACAAAGATATACCAACAAATTGACTATAACGATAGCCTTATAAAAGAGCACTATATAACTCGTGGTTCATTCCATTGGAGAGATGGTATGAAAGATACTCAGGTTATGTTTACACCTGACGCAAGAGGAAGATTTAAAGTAAGTTGGACACCTGCAAAACATTTGCAAAATAATGTTCATTTAAGAAGCGGAATGAAACATCCGGGGAATGAGCACATTGGGTCATTTGGTTGCGATAGCTATGATATATCAGCAGTAGTAGGTGGTAGAGGGTCTAACGGCTCTTTGCACGGACTTACTAAGTTCAATATGGACGATGCTCCTTCAAATGAGTTTTTCTTAGAGTATATCGCTAGGCCACAAACGGCAGAGATATTCTTTGAAGAAGTATTAATGGCTTGTGTGTTTTATGGTATGCCAATTCTAATTGAGAATAACAAACCTAGATTACTTTACCATTTTAAAAATAGAGGGTATAGACATTATTGTCTAAATAGACCTGATAAACAATATAATAAGTTAACAAAAACAGAACGTGAATTAGGAGGAATACCCAATTCATCTGAAGATGTTAAACAATCTCACGCTTCTGCAATTGAATCTTACATAGAAAAGTATGTAGGTATAGATTTTACAGGAGATTACAGGGATAGTGATGCTATGGGCACAATGCCTTTTACAAGAACGTTAGAAGATTGGGCTAAGTTCGATATTAATGACCGAACAAAGTTTGATGCATCTATCAGTTCAGGATTAGCTATTATGGCTAATCAGAAGCATTTATATATGCCGGAGAAAAAAGATTCAAAAATAAGTATTAACTTCGCAAGGTATTCAAATGAAGGTTCAACAAGTGAAATAATTAAATAAATGGCGTGTGTATATAGACATATAAGAAAAGATTTAGATATTCCATTTTATATAGGAATAGGAAACAGCACTAAAAGGGCATATTCTAAAGCTAATAGAAACATTTATTGGAATAATATAATCAATAAAACTGACTATGAAGTAGAAATTCTGTTAGATGAAATAGAATATGAATATGCTAAAGAAAAAGAAATTGAATTTATATCTTTATATAAAAGAAAAATAGACGGAGGTATATTATGTAATATTACTTTAGGTGGAGATGGCTGTCTTGGATTGGTCCATACAGATGAGGCTAAACTTAAGATGAGCATTCCAAACAGAGGTAAAATTATCTCGGAAGAACAAAGACGTAAAGTATCTGAATTTAATAAAGGCAGAAAACACTCTGAAGAATCTAAAAAAAAAATGTCAAATAGTGCTTTAGGAGAAAAAAATCATTCTTACGGTAAAAAAGCATCTGAAGAAACAAAATTAAAAATGAAAGCGTCTGCTAATAGAGGAGAAAATAATTTATCTTCAAAATTAACTAATTCAGATGTTTTAGAAATTAGAAGATTATATAATGAAAAAATTAGTTCTAAAAATTTGTCTAAAATTTTTAATGTAGCTAAAAGCAATATATTATCTATTGTTAATAGAAAAACTTGGAAACACATATAAAATATGAAAAATATAGTAATAGATATAAAGGCAACTTCTTTCCCTAGTCAATTAGCAACTGATGCAGAAAAAGCATCTGAACAATTTGGACTACAAGTTGGGAATTCAATTATGTACGAATGGTTCCGAAAGGATGGAAACTCTTGCAGATATTATGGGCAATGGAAAGAATTTCATAGACTTAGGCTATATGCACGTGGAGAGCAATCAGTTGCAAAATATAAAAATGAATTAGCAATTGATGGAGATTTATCATATCTAAATTTAGATTGGACACCTGTGCCTATTATTCCTAAATTTGTTGATATTATTGTTAACGGAATGTCTGATAGATTATTTAAGGTTAAGGCTTATGCACAAGATGCTATGTCTCAATCAAAAAGAAATAAGTATCAAGATATGGTTGAAGGTCAAATGATTGCAAAACCTATATTACAATCCATAAAGGAAAGTACAGGTGTTAATGCTTTTACAATGGACCCTGAGAAGTTGCCTGAAACAGATGAAGAATTATCTTTATATATGCAACTTAATTACAAACCTGCGATAGAAATTGCAGAAGAAGAAGCTATAAACACTATTTTCGATGAGAATCATTATGATGACATTAGAAAAAGACTTGATTATGATGCTACCGTACTTGGTGTATCTATAGCTAAACACGAGTTTCTTCAAGGAACAGGAGTTAAAATATCTTATGTTGACCCTGCTAATGTGGTATATAGTTATACTGAAGACCCTTACTTTAGAGATTGTTTCTATTGGGGAGAAATTAAAACTATGGCAATTACTGAGTTAATGAAAATTGACCAAAAATTAACCAAAGAAGATTTACAAGAAATTACTCAATATAGCCAAGGTTGGTACGATTATTACAATGTTGCACAATTTTATCAAAATAGTGTATTTGCTCGTGATACTTGTACGTTAATGTATTTTAATTATAAGACTACTAAGAAAGTAGTTTATAAGAAAAAAATGCTTGACAATGGTGGGTCAAGAGTTATAGCAAAAGATGATACGTTCAATCCTCCACAGGATATGATGGACGAAGGAAACTTTGAAAAAATCGAGAAAACTATTGACGTTTGGTACGAAGGTATTATGGTTATGGGAACCAATATTCTTTTGAAATGGAAAATGTCTGAGAATATGGTTAGACCAAAATCAGCTAGTCAACACGCATTACCTAACTATATTGCTTCAGCCCCGCGTATGTACAAAGGTGCTATTGAATCTACGGTTAGAAGAATGATACCATTTGCTGACCTTATACAAATCACTCACTTAAAATTACAACAAGTAATTAATCGTGTTGTTCCTGATGGGGTATTCATTGATGCCGATGGTCTTAATGAAGTTGACCTAGGAAATGGAGCAGCATATAATCCTGAGGATGCCTTAAGATTATACTTTCAAACGGGTTCTGTTATTGGTAGAAGTTTTACTCAAGATGGAGACTTTAACAATGCAAAAATTCCAATTACTCAATTAAGTTCAAATGCCGGTACAGGTAAAACTCAAATGCTTATTGCTAACTATAATCATTATATGGATATGATTAGAACCGTAACAGGTTTAAATGAAGCAAGAGATGGTTCTACTCCTGACCCTAACTCTTTAGTTGGTTTACAAAAACTAGCCGCTCTTAATTCAAATACAGCTACTCGTCATATTCTTGATGGTGGTTTATTTATTTATCGTTCTCTAGCAGAGGCTTTAACTTATAGAATTGGAGATATTTTAGAGTATGCTGACTTTAAAGACCAATTTATAAATCAAATCGGTAGATACAATGTATCTATTTTAAATGAAATATCTGACCTTTATATTTATGACTTTGGTATCTTTATAGAAGTGGCTCCTGATGAAGAACAAAAAGCACAACTTGAAGCTAATATCCAAATGGCATTGTCCAAAGGAGATATTAATCTTGAGGATGCTATTGACATTCGTGAAATTAGAAATCTTAAACTTGCCAATCAGTTATTGAAAATGAAGCGAGTTAAGAAGCAAGACCGTGAGGAAAAAATGGCTATGCAAAAACAAGCTATGATTGCTCAACAACAATTGAAGTCTCAAGAGATGGCAGGTCAGACGGCTATGCAGAAAATGCAAGCAGAATTGCAAACAAAAATGCAATTAAAACAAATGGAGGCTGAGTATGACATTAAAATAATGCAGGTACAAGCTGAATTAAAATCACATTTAATGGCTGAGGAGTTTATGTATAATCAACAACTTCACGGTATGGAAATGGAAACATTAGGTAAACGTGAAAATGAACGTGAAACGGCAAAATCTAAACGTATAAGTCAACAAAATACAGAGCAATCTAAACTTATAGACCAACGTAAAAACAATTTACCTCCATTAAATTTTGAATCTAATGAAGACAGTTTAGATGGATTTGACTTGGCAGAATTTGAGCCTCGTTAAAATGTAAAAAATTTTACATAAATTTGTAAAAAATTAAATTAAATTAAAATCAAATCAAATGGAATACAAAGTTAGATTATTAGATGGTATCGAAGAAAAAGGTACGGCTCAGGTAGAACAAGAATTACTTGAAAAACACGAACAAGAAATTAGTGGTAATGTACAAGATGTTGTACAAGATAACGTACAAGTTCAGGATAATGTACAAGATATTATACAGCAAGAACCTGAATTAAATGAAGAACAAGTTCTTTCATATATTGGAAAAAGATATAATAAGCAGATAAATTCATTAGATGAATTAACGGCCCAAAGACAAGAAGCTGAGGCTTTACCTGAAGACGTTGCTGCTTATATGAAATATAAAAAAGAAACAGGAAGAGGATTTGAGGACTTTTTAAATCTTAAAAAAGATTATGACTCAATGGACTCAGATAGTTTACTTAAAAGTTATCTAACGGCCACTCAAGAGGGGCTTGATAGAGACGATATTGATTCTTTGATGGAGGATTATCAGTACGATGAAGATATTGATGATGAATCACAAATCAAAAGAATCAAAATCACAAAGAAAAAGGCTGTTGCCGAAGCAAAGAAATTTTTTAATTCTCAAAAAGAAAAATACAACGTGCCACTTGAGTCAAGTGTACCACTTATTTCTGACGAGGAAAAAGAGATTTATGAAAGCTACAAGCAATATACCAAGCAAGCGAAGACTATTGACGAAGAGAATGAAAGAAAAAGAAGTTGGTTTAACCAAAAATCTGACGAAGTATTTAACGGAGAATTCAAAGGTTTTGAGTTCAATGTTAATGATAAAAAAGTCACTTTCGCTCCCGGAGATGCCAATGAACTTAAGAAGGCACAAGCTACACCTGCAAACTTCATTAATAAGTTTTTAGATGAGCAGGGCTTGATTAAGGATGCGGCAGGTTATCATAGGTCATTAGCAATTGCAATGAATCCCGAAAAATTTGCGAAGTTCTTTTACGAACAAGGACAAGCAGATGCTACAGAAGGAACAATGAAAGGCATAAAAAATATTAATATGTCTGAGCAAAGAGCCCCTGAAGTCGGTAAATCATCAGAAGGAATGCAGGTAAAAGCGGTAAATCCTGATTCCGGTAGAAGTCTCAAAATCCGTAGTATAAAACGATTATAAATTTAAAAATTAATTAAAATGGCAAGTGCTTTATTATCTAACCCTACTTATGCATTACAACCGGCAGCGGAGCAAGTAGCGTTGCAAACAAACTATATTACCAACTTTAACTTTTTGAATCAGTATCTTCCTGATACTTACGAAAAAGAGTTTGAAAGATATGGTAATAGAACCATCGCATCATTCTTAAGAATGGTAGGTGCTGAGATGCCTTCTAACTCTGACCAAATCAAATGGGCAGAACAAGGACGTCTTCACATTAAGTACACTAGCTGTACTTCAAATGCAGCAGTTAACGCTAACACAGCAACTTTCACAGTAGCTGATGCAGGTGTTACTTACATCGCAATTAGAGTTGGACAAACTCTTATGATTCAAAACAACGCTTCAGGTGTTTTCAACAAAGCAATCGTTACTGTGGTTCCTTCAGCAACTACTTTCACAGTAGCTTACTACGAGGGCACAGGACAAGCATTTGCTGTTTCTACAGCTTGTACTGTATTCATTTACGGTTCTGAGTTCAAAAAAGGAACTACCGGAATGGTTGGTTCATTAGAAGCAGAAGACGAAATCTTCTCTAACAAGCCTATTATCTTGAAAGATAAATATGCTGTTAATGGGTCTGATATGGCTCAAATTGGATGGGTTGAAGTTACTACTGAAAACGGAGCTACAGGTTACTTGTGGTATTTGAAATCAGAGCACGAAACTCGTTTACGTTTTGAAGACTACATTGAAACTGCAATGATTGAAGCAGTTCCTGCTGCTGCAGGTTCAGGTGCTTTAGCTGCTTTAGGTGGTGTTGCAGGTGGTTCTGAAGGTATCTTCTACGTTGTAAATAGTAGAGGTAACGTATGGGGTGGTGGTACACCAACTTCATTATCTGATTGGGATACAATTGTTTCTCGTTTGGACAAGCAAGGTGCTATCGAAGAAAACGTTGTGTTTGTTAACCGTGGATTGTCTTTCGACATCGACAATATGTTAGCAGGATTAAACGGATTTAGCACAACAACTCCTGCAAATTCTGCATCTTTCGGTTTATTCGACAATGATGTTGAAATGGCATTAAACTTAGGTTTCACAGGATTCCGTAGAGGTTATGATTTCTACAAATCTGATTGGAAATACCTAAATGACCCAACTATGAGAGGTGGATTGAGCAATACTGCTGCTACTGCAACAGGCACAATCACAGGTCTTTTAGTTCCTGCAGGTTCTACATCTGTGTATGACCAAATAATGGGTAAAAATGCAAAACGTCCTTTCTTACACGTAAGATACCGTGCTTCAGAAGCTGAAGACCGTAGATACAAAACGTGGATTACAGGTTCTGCAGGTGGTGCTCAAACATCTGACTTAGATGCAATGGAGGTTAACTTCTTGTCTGAAAGATGTGTATGTACACTTGGTGCAAATAACTTCGTATTATTCCGTTTCGGTTAATATATAAGGTTATAAGTTATGCCGCTCTTGATTGGGCGGCATAATTCTAATTATAGTTATAGAGTCGCTTAGGAGGGTTATTTTAGTGAGTAAATTCAAAAACTACCGAAGGGTAGGGAAAAAGTCACTTCTTTTTTTGTTTGAATTTTTAAATAATTCAAGTCTGAGGCTCTGTAACTTTTATTAAAAATAAAAATTAAATTAAATTAAATTAAAATTAAAATGGCAACAACACCTTCAGTAAACAAAGTCTATAAATTAACAATAGGCAATCCGCTTTCATATAGCTTAGCGGCAAGAAATCATCCACGATTCCCTTTAATGTGGTATGATGAAAAAAAGAATGAAAATAGAGCTCTTAGATATGCAATAAATCAGAAATCTCCTTTTGAGGATGAACAAGACGGAAATGCTATTATTGAGCCAATTATGTTTGAGGACGGATTTTTAAGCGTTCCAAGAACAAATCCTGCACTTCAAGCTTTCTTACACTATCATCCTTTAAATGGAAGGATTTTTGTTGAGGTAGATGAAGAAAAAGATGCAGCCCACGAGGTTGAAGATTTAGATATTGAAATTGATGCATTGGTTGAAGCAAGAAAACTTTCCCTTGAGCAAATTGAAACGCTTACAAGAGTTATGTTTGGTAAAGACCCTTCAACAATTTCAACAGCAGAATTAAAACGAGATATTTTAGTGTTTGCTAAAAATGACCCAAGAGGATTCTTGACTACATTGAATGACCCTGAATTGCAATTCCAAGCAAAGATTCGTTTATTCTTTGAAGAAAAATTATTAGCATTGCGCAACAACGATAAAGAGGTTTGGTTTAATACACCTACTAACAAGAAAAAAATGTTATCAGTACCATTTGGGGAAGACCCTTTTGATATGGCAGGATATTTCCTATCAAGCGATGATGGCATTGATTCTCTTAAAATGTTAGAGGCCAATATAGCCAAATAAACTTTTATATTTAGGATTAGGGTGTCCCCGGTCGGAAATTAGCACAGATTTTATTTCTGTGCTTTTTTTTATGTATATTTGTAAAAAGATTTAAAATGATAAACGAAGTTAGAAATGCAGTACTATCCGTATTGAATAAGAATAATTATGGATATATTTCTCCATCGGACTTCAATTTGTTTGCTGAAAATGCACAGATGGAGATATTTGAAGATTACTTCAAAAATTATAACAAGGCTATAAATGCTGAAAATGCGCGTACAGCAGGAAGTGATTATGCTGAAATTGAGGGTCCTATTGCTGAAACACTTGAAGGTTTTTTAGTTACAAATTACTTATCGCATTTGGGTTCAAATAGATACTCAGCACCATCTCTTACTACAACAGGAGACGATGATTATTATATTCTTAAAATGCTTTGTCATACAAAAAAATTGACATCGGGAACTGCTACATCTGTCCCTTTAGGATTTCTTATAGACTCTACAGCAACATTTTTATCTGATGGTTTATCTGTTGGAGATGTTGTTGTTAATGGAAATACCGGTGCTATTGCAACAATTACACAAATATTTTCAAATGTATCATTGGTATTGAGTTCAAATATCTTTACAGTAATAGGGCAAGTATATAATATTTACTCAAAAGCAGTAAAAGAAGCGGATAAAGTTAGTGTTGGAAAGATTACAATGCTTAATGCATCGAGCCTAACAAGTCCAACTGAATTTTATCCATCATACACTCTTGAGGAAGAAACAATTAAGTTATTTCCCGACACTATAGATGCTAAAGGAAAAGTTGAATGTGTTTATTTTAGATACCCTAAAACACCAAAATGGACTTACATTACATTAGTAAGTGGGGAACCGGCTTTTGACCAATCGCAACCCGATTATCAGGACTTTGAACTTCCTTTTTCAGATATTTATATATTAGTAATGAAGATACTTCAATATTGTGGTATTTCAATTCGTGAGAATGAAGTTGCTCAATTTGGAATGATTCAAGAACAACAAAATAATCAATAATAAAAATAACGAGAAATGGCATATATATCGCAATATGAATATTATGATAACAATGGTAGTGCACCTCAAGATGCAAATTGGGGTTCGTATCAATATGTTAGCTTAGACGATGTAGTCAATAATTTTTTATTGATGTATTCAGGAAACCACTCATTAGTTAATAACGAAGAACGATACAAAGTAATCTTTCACGCAAAACGAGCCATACAAGAGCTTAATTATGATGCGTTCAAAGAAATCAAAGTATTAGAGTTAAGTGTGGCTGATTCGCTAAGATATGTGCTTCCATCGGACTATGTAAATTGGGTTCGTATCTCATTATACAGAGATGGTTGGTTAAGACCATTGACTGAAAATATTCAAGTGCTTTCTTCAAATGCATATTTGCAAGACCAACAAGGGAATATTTTATTTGACCAAAACGGAAATATTCTTCAACCTCAATATTCTGATATTGATTTTGATAGATTGATGAAGTTAAAGAAAAGCATTTATTTAAACCAAGGCAATCAATTTCACGGAGCTGAAGGTTGGTACTTTGAAGGAATGTGGTATTTTGATTATGGTATTAATACAGCATTTGGTTTAAATACTGAAACGGCTAATTTTAATCCTACTTTTAAAATAGATAAAAAAGCAGGAGTTATAAATTTTGACTCAAGTATGGCAGGAGAATTATGTATTCTTGAGTATGTATCTGACGGAATGGAAGGAGGAGATAATTCATTAATTACTGTTAATAAGTTATTTGAACAATATATCTACGCTGCTATTAAATATGAAATATTAAACTCTAAATTTGGGGTTCAAGAATATATAGTTGCACGTGCTAAAAAAGAAAGAACAGCATTACTAAGAAATGCAAAAATAAGAATTAGTAATATTCATCCGGGAAGACTCTTAATGAATTTAAGAGGAATGGACAAGATAATAAAATAGTATGGCGAATTTCACAAGAAATTTTTTATCGGGCAGAATGAACAAAGTTGTTGACCAACGAGTTCTTCCTGAAGGCGAGTATGTTGATGCTATGAATATTAGAATGGGGTCAACTGAAAATTCTGAAGTAGGTGTTATTACTAATACAAAAGGTAATTTACCTTTAACCTCATTGGCTTATTTAGACGGAACTCCTTTAAGCACAAGTGCAAGATGTATCGGAGCTATTGAAGATAGCGCTAATGAAACTATTTATTGGTTTGTACACGACCCTGAATTTACAGTTGGAGCTACAGGTAAACTTGATTTAGTTGTATCTTACAATGTATTGACCAACATACTAACGTATCACGTTATTAGTATTGATAATGGAGGTGGTGTTGATACTACTTTAAATTTTAATCCTTCATATCTTATTACAGGAGTAAATTTAATTAATGATTTATTATTTTGGACAGATGATTACAATGCTCCAAGATTTATAAATATACGTCCTATTGGAAATAGATACCCTAATCCAATAGCAAACATTGATACATTAAATCCTGAAGCAATTCTTGTTATAAAAAAGCCACCTATTGAAGCTCCAACGGTTCAACCCATAACTACAAGTGGTCAAGAGAATTATTTAGAAACAAGATTTATATGTTTTGCATATAGATATAAGTATATAGACGGAGAATATTCAGCTACCTCACAATGGTCAGCACCGGCATTTGTACCAAATCAATTTTCATTTAGTCTTAGTAGTATGTTAAATGAGGGTATGACCAATTACTGTAATACCGCTATAATAAATTTTAACTCAGGAGGTCCTCTTGTTGTTGGTATTGATTTATTATTTAAACAATCTGAGAATAATATAATTAAAATTATCCAACAACTTAATAAGGCAGAGGATTTAGGAGGTGTGAATAATCAAGTTTTACAATATTCATTTAATAATAGTAAAATATTTACTATACTTAATGAAGCTGAGATTTTAAGACTTTATGATAATGTGCCAAGATATGCTAAAGCCCAAACTATTATGGGTAATAGATTGATGTATGGAAATTACGTTGAAGGATATGACTTAATTGATAAAAATGGTCATCCAACTAAAATTGAATATATTACAGATTTCATTACGGAAGTAATCGGAAGCACAGATGTAGAAGATAGTCTTGGGGCAGGAGTTTATAATATAGACCCTGCATCCGAAGGATTATCTGTAGGCGATTCTATTATATATTTTGATTTAGCAGGACAAAATTTGGTAGAAGGTTCTGCTATATCTGTAGATGTAAAAATAGCTCATAGTTTATTCACAGGATATACTCCTTTTCCTGACCAAGAAACACAAAATGTTGATTTATCGTTTGGTTACTTGTTAACAGACTCATATACATCTGTTTATGAGTTAGCATCAAGTCCTGAATTTCAGGCAGCAGTAGGTACTACTTTGAATATACTTCCTGTTTCAACTACAATAGTAGGACAAGAAACGTCTTGTAGTGGCATTACCTTTACAGACTCATTTAACTGTGCATTGCCTAATAATTTAGGTACCGCTCCTGATGATTTTACAAAATATGGTAGTGGTATAAATGCTATACTACAACCTATAAAAATAATAACTACACCTGCTAGTACTTCAATTGGATTTCAATTTCCTGCAATGGAATATGTAGATGACATTACTATTCCAACTAAAAGAGTTTATGAGTATTATCAAGTTACTTATGCAAATGTTGCTTTTCAAGAAATTGCAAGTCCTCAAAGTTTACATAGTAATAGAGGATATGAAGTTGGTATTGTATATATGGATGAATTTAATAGGTCCACAACTGCTTTAGTAAGTACAAATAATGCACAGCATATTCCTTGCGGATATTCTGCAAATAAAAATAGTATTCAAGTTACTATACCGGTTGCTCAAAGAGCCCCTGAATGGGCTACACGATACAAATTTGTAATTAAACCCGATGCTGAAAGATATGAAACTATTTTCAGTAATTTATATTTTATCAATCCTGAGACTAACGAAGTATGGCTTTTGCTTGAAGGAGAGAATATGAGAAAGGTTGAGAATGGAGATAAGTTAATCGTAAAAGCCGATACTATAGGTCCTACTCCTAATTGTGTATATACTACAGTTTTAGAAAAAACATCTCAAGTAGAAGGATTTATTAAAATACCTAGCACTATTGACCCTACTGTAGATATAAACATACCTGCAGGTTTATATATAAAATTAAATCCAAATAATTTCAACTTAGTAACAGATGAAAATGCAATAATAGCTCCGGGTAAAAAAGAAGCTTCAGGTAGTGATGGAGCCCACGCTTTTCTAAGTTATCCTATGAATATTGAAGACCCTGCAAATCCGGGTATGTATGTTGATTATGACATTCCTGCAGGAAGTAGAATAGAATGGTATGTGGATTGGAATAGACCGGGTGTAAAAGGAAAATGTGAGCCTAGAGGGTATAGATTAGATAAAGTATATACGTCATCATCAGATTATGATAATATGTATGATTGGTTTGTTGGAGATAATATTGCTCTTACTATAAATTCAGGTACTCAAAAACAAGATAATGAAGTAAATGAATTTATTCCCGGAACAAGTGTTTATTTAGTTGACTCAGCTACTGAAATTAATTATTGGCAATTTTATAGAAATCCAACTACTAATCAACTTATTATTAGATGGAGTAGTACAAATAGCTGCACGGGAGGAAGAGTTAATTATCCTCGTAGCCGTAGAATCTACATTGAGGCAGATATTACAGTATTTCGTGCGGAAAATACAATTGTTTTTGAAACTGAACCTGCCGATGCTTTACCTGATGTATTCTTTGAAAATGAATTATCATTTGCAATAGATGCTGATGGTAATCATTCAGGTAATATTCAAAACCAAGATATTGCAGGTAATGTTCCTGCTATAATAGATACTAAATTTTTCAATTGCTATGCTTTTGGAAACGGAGTAGAAAGTTATAAGATACGGGATTCAATTATTGGAAGGTCTTTTAGTTTTGGAGAAAGAGTAACCTCAGTAGCTGCTCAAGATTATATGGCTGCAGATAGATTCTCTGATATTATCTATAGTGGAATTTATAATGGAGAATCAAATATAAATAAATTAAATGAGTTTAACTCAGGATTATCAAACTTCAAACATTGCGAAGCATCATTTGGAGAAATCCAATTATTAGATGGTAGAAATACAGATATTCTTACTTTACAGGAAGATAAAATATCTTACGTTTTAGGCGATAAAAATTTATTATCCGATGCAAGTGCCGGTGGTATAATAACCGCCTCTCCTGCGGTCTTAGGAACTCAAATGGCTCGTACTGAAAAGTATGGTATTAGTTTTAATCCTGAGAGTTATGTTCAATGGGGATTTGATAGATTCTTTACAGACGCAAAACGTGGAGCTGTTATTCAATTAAAAGGAGGAGATAGCCAAAACGAACAATTGGTAGCTATATCTGAACAGAATATGAGAACTTGGTTTAGAGATAAATTCAATGATTCTTTTAATTATCAGAAATTAGGAGGGTTTGACCCTTATATGAATGAATATGTATTGGTTATGAACGACCAATCATTACCTATTAATCCTCAATGTTTAGCTTGTGGTACAACTCAAACATTTACATTATCAGTAGCGCCTCCTCAAACTTTTAAATCACAATCATATTGTGTAGATTTAGGACCCACTGTAGGAGAGACAGAAGTAAGTTGGTTGTTTTCAAGTATAGAAGCAGGGAAAACACTTACGGTAAGTGTAAATTACAATGGAGATTTTTATACATCAGGTCCTGTAAGTGCTAATGGAACTTTATCTTTTAATAAAAATAATATATCTGTAGAAACCGCTGAAATTATTTTAGAATACACAGGGGATATGGTGGTATCAGTACTTGGAGATTGTTGTAATGCAGAGCCAATGACTATAGTTGAAGTTGTATTAACTAATAATTCAGAAGTAGGAAAAACTATTCACACTCAGTATAGATATACGAATGATGTATTTGTAGGTCCATTGTTATCTAATTTAGTTTTATTTGGTAGCGGTACATCAAGTCCATTAGTATCAAGATATAATATAACTACAGGATTTGTAGGGTCAGGAGGCTTTCCTCCTGAACTTAGTAATATGAGATTATCAACAAATGCTATAGTACCTGATAACTATGTATTCGATGTAGCTCAAGATAAATTCAAATATTTAAGAACATCTACACTATACAATAATAATGATGTTGATATGAATGCTATGTTAGCAGCTTCTACAACAGCAACTCCTAATGCAGGAGCTGCTCCATTATATTATGCTGATTTTACGGTTCCTTTAAGTTCTCTTGGAGAATATCTTTATTTAATTTGGGATTTAAGAGATGCTGTACCTGCTACTCTATGTTATGGAAATTCTAAAGTTGATTCTTGCTGTGATTGTATTGAAGGAAATTATTATCTAAATGCAGATTTTACAATTGCTACTTGTATTTTTGATGATGCTGATTTAACTATTATTTCAGCCAATGGATTTTATTCTACAGGAGGCATAGTAAGAGAATTAGTAGATGGTATATTATTACCTCAACAACCTTGTAATGCTTGTACAACTCCTTGTCCCGCGTATGTACACGCTGTTCAAGACCCGGCTGTTTTCGCTACAAATTTAGATGTAGGAAGTACAGAAACAGGAGCTATATTAATTGGTTTTAATATTCTAAATGTACCTGATGGTATTAGAGTTACTTACGATGGAGTAGTTTATAATAAAATATCTTCTGAATTTTTAGGAGTTAGACAAAGTGCTAATTACGGTCATTATACAATTATAGGAACATCAGGCTATACGGGAGTTTGTAGTACTTTTTACCCATCAGGAGGAACATTAACCCAACCTTATCTTTTATATAATTCTTCAACATCATCTTTTGAAGATACGGGAACAACTCAAACAAATACTATATTGACAGACGATTTCTTTATTGGACCACAGTCGGGTGGTTGCCTAATAGTAATACCAAAACCAAATGTTACGCCAAGCGATTTGCTTATTGAATTTATTAGTCCTTGTTTTTATACTACACATTGGAGTTTTATAGCAAGTTGTCCTGCTAAATTACCAACTTTTGTTTGTTCTAATATGTTTGCAACTGCATCAATTCCTTGCGCTACACCTATATCAAATACATATTATTTTGCAAGAGTACATCCATTAGACAGTTATGTTGGGCTTTATGATTATATATTTTTAGATGAAAATGGACAATTTCCTGTAAGTGATGGGTATTATTTAACACCTAATGCAGACGTTACAAATAAAGTAATACACGTAGTAAATGGAGTAATAACAGCGATAACAAATTGTATTTAAAATTATGAATTACACATTATCATATAGTGAAGGAGTTGCCGGTTGGGTATCTTTTTATTCTTATCAACCTGATTGGATGATTGGAATGAATAATTATTTTTATACCTTTAAAGGAGGAGATATTTATAAGCACAACGTAAATGCTTCACGTAATACTTTTTATCAACCTTGGTGGACTAAATTAGGCCAACCATTAAATGCTTTTACACCTTCTTCTATTCAGAGCGTATTTAACAACTCTGCTCTTGAGAATAAATTATTTAAGACCCTTAATTTAGAAGGAGATACTCCTTGGAGTGCTAATTTAGTAACTGATTTGCAAGTTTCAGGATATATTGAGCAGTCTTGGTTTGAGAAAAAAGAAGCCTCTTATTATGCTTTTGTAAGAAATAACTCAATAGGAGAATTAGCCCTTAGAAGTATGAATGGTATTGGAAGAAGCTTCCAAGTTACAGGAGGTACTACAATTAAGTTCTCAATTAGTCCATTAATTGCTTTAGGAAATATAATTAGTATTGGAGATTTATTGTACTTTTTTGTACCACCGGCAAGTACTCCGCTACTCGCAGGTAAGGTAACAGCAATAAATGTTGACTATCCAAGTGGTTTAAATCAACTAACAATTACCACTACAGTACCGGGCGCAACAACGGTTCCGATAACAACTCAGAACCCTTATTTCTTATATATTAAAAATTCTGTTGCAGAATCGCACGGAGTTCTAGGACATTATTGTACCTTTACGCTTCAAAACGATTCTTCTGACAAAATTGAATTATTTGCAGTTGAAGCTAATGTAATGAAAAGTTTCCCTTAATTTTAATATCTTTGTATGCGTATGGAATTAGTTATTAGACCTCTTAATGAAAATGATTACCAAGAAACACTCGTAAATTGGTGGAAACAATGGGATTGGGAAGCGCCTCAAAAAGATTTTTTACCCGATGACGCAAAAGGAGGAATGATAGTTTACGATGGAGATACACCAATTTGTGCAGGTTTTGTGTATATTACAAACTCAAAAGTAGCTTGGGTAGATTGGATTATATCTAACAAAGAATACAGAGAAAAAGACAAAAGAAAAGAAGCAATACAATTATTAATAGCATCACTTACTAATATTAGTAAAAATACAGGCAGTAAATATGCTTATGCTTTAATTAAAAACAAAAGTTTAATTCAAACGTACATAGACCTCGGATATACAGAAGGGGATTCGTACACAAGTGAAATGATAAAATTATTATAAAATGGGAGTAGCAACAGCAATAGCAATTGGAGGATTGGCCATAACGGCCGCCACAACAGCAAATTCATTCGTTCAAGCAGGGAAAGCAAAATCAAAACAAAGACAAGCAGAAGCAGATGCTGCTGCCGCAATGGCTGAGGCCAAGAAGAAACTTGAGATAAACTTTACTGATGAACTAGCCGTTCAAAAAGAACCTTATGAACTTCAAAGAGAAGCAATGCTTTCTCAGGGGGCTCAGGCTATTCAAGCAGGAGTGGAATCAGAAAGAGGCGCGGCTACTACGGCAGGTAAAGTTATGATGGCTCAAAACGAAGCTCAAGCCGGTATTCGTACTGATATGACTCAAGAAATGACTGACATCCAAAACAAGAAAGTTGCTGAAGCAAGTCGTCTTAGAGATTTAGGTGCTCAATTAGATTTAGGAGAAGCTGAAGGTCAGCAAATGATAGCGAGAAACGCTGAAGCAGAATCTAAAGCAGCTACTCAAGCAGGAATACAAGGTATCGGAAGTATGGCACAACAAGGATTGGGTATGATGCCTTTATATTTTAAAGACGGAGGTACACCGGCAGCACCGGCAGTAGGTGCAGCTCCTACAAATCCACAACCGGGTAATGCTCAATCTTATGGACCTATGGGGCAAAATTGGGCTCCTATGCAAGCAGCAAAACCTTCTCCTCCAATATTTGGACCACAAACTCCTGCAGCAGGTTCACAGTATGGTCCTATGGGGATAAATTGGAGTGGTGTAGGTTCTGATAGAAAATTAAAGAAAAACATAACTAAGATTGGAGAGTCTCCAAGTGGATTAAACATATATTCTTTTGAATATATAGATGAGGAGAAATTTGGAAAAGGTGTTTTTCAAGGGGTAATGTCTGATGAAGTACCACAATACGCAGTAATAAAAGGAAACGATGGATTCGACAGAGTTAACTATTCTTTATTAGATATAGAATTTAAAACAATATAATTATGCCTTTAGGATATAAGTATGTAGAAAGAGATGCAGATTCTCAAATGAATTGGTTTGAGGTTGGTAAAGGAATTACCGATATGCTTACTGAAGTAAATCGCGTACGTGAAGAAAAGAAAGCTGCATACGAACAAGCTACTCGTGACGATATGAACAACTTGATGGACGCTCCTCAGGGGCAAAATCAAGATGCTAATACTTTTATAAATAATTATGCTCACGATATGATTAATCAAAAAAAAATTGATTATGATTTATTCAAAAGAGGGCAAATGAGTGAAAGAGATTATACTCTAAGGATGCAAAACGGTATGGATGGAACAAAACAATTGTTTCAAATCCAAAAATTATATCAAGATAATTACCAAAAGAAAATGGAAGGAATTACTTCAGGAAAACTACAATCTATGAATATATTTAATATGAGTATGGTTGAAGGTTATGGAGATTTCAATAATTCAAAAGCCACTATAAACCCTGCTGACGGTACTGTTGGAATTGGTTTAATGGAGAATAAAATTATTGATGGTAAGGTGGTTCGTGTTCTTTCTAAAAATATAGCTAATGTAAATGTAATTAAAGGTAAGGTTTTACAAGACATACCAACATTTGATGTTGATGCAGCTACTACAAAAACAGTAGCTAATTTTGGTACACGTAAAGATATATGGTATGAAGCAGCTACAGTTTCCGGAGCAGGAAGTATAACTGAGTATATGGGTGTTGATTTTTTATCTACATTAACAGACCCTGTAGATAAAAAAATAGTAAAAGGAATGCACGATGCTATTGAACAACAAATTGGTTATTACTTTTCAAATCCATATAATTTATCTTCAGTATTAACTGAAAATACAGGAAAATATAATGATAAATCTTATACATTTGATAGAGAAGAAGCAGATAAAGACCCTAAGAAAATACTTGTAAAAGTTGACCCTAATACTCAACTTACTGCTCTTGATGAAACAGGTAAAAATTATAAGTCACAATATAAAGAAGCTGCTGATTGGGTTCGAACTGATATGTTAAGTAAAATGGACCAAGAGAGAAGTATTAAAACAACAGCTCAAAATCAATTACAAGAATCGGCAGAAACAAAAGAAAGAGCAAATGCTAAATATAGAGCCGTTGAGCCTTCTGAACCTATAAAAGTCGGAGAGATTCTTAATTTAACAACTACTGATAAGAAAGGTAATAAAAATGTTGTTGGTTCAACACAAAGAATTGAAAACTTAGTTTTTAATGAAGGTAAAGGAATACAAAACGTAGCAACAAATATAACATATAATCATAAAAACGGAACTCTTGAGCTTTCAGGGTATCAAGTAACAGGAAAAGAATCAGAAGGTAGAAAAGTAGAAGGAGACGGAACAACCGGTTCAGAAAGTTCAACTGTTATTAAACAAACGAAATTTGTGAAGAATGACATTACTAGCGCGCCTCTTTTATCAACAATGGTTTTAAAATTACCTAACCCTGAAAATCCGGGATATAATTTTTCTAACATTAAAGAAGCGAAATCTTACTATAAAAGAATGTACGAAAGTAGAGCAGGTAAAAAAACAATACAATTTGATGCACAAGGAAACATTATAAATTAAAAAAAACTATGCTACAACCTGATAAATTAAAAAAACTTAATGAAAATGCTAGAAAAATGTCTGAGGCAGGAAGGAGCCAAGAAGACATTATGGCTATGAGAGATGCTTTTATAGAGCAGTTCGGAAATGAAGAACCATTAAAAAAAAAAGATATTGGGGCATCAAACGTTCCAACTCCTCAACCAAGTACTACGGCATTACCTTCGGCAGATGGTTCGTTGGCTACGCAACAACCTATTGAGGAAATAACTCCTAAGAAAAAAGAAAAAGAAAGTTATCTAAGTAATTTAGGTACAAGCATTATATCGGGTATAAATGATGTAAATAAAATTATTACATCTATACCTGAAACAATATATAATGTTTTTAGTATTCCTCAAAATGCAATAGCTTATGCTACAGGCTTAGATATTTCTACAAACTCAGATAAATTTAAAAATAAAGTAGGTATTAAAAACCCTGTTTTAGATTATTATAAGGAAGAAGGAAAAAAATTAGAGAAAGAAATATCTAGTTTTAATCAAGATAGATATAAAACATCTTCTATATATGAAAATGTAAAAGATGGAAATTACCAAGATGCTTTTGAATTATTAGGAAGTGGTATTGCAAGGTCAGCACCAACAAGTATAGCTATGATGGCAGGTGGTGCAACTTTAAGTACTGCAGAATTAGCTACTGCATCAACTGCTGCATTTTATGACCAAAATTTAGAGCAAATTCAAGAAGAAAACCCTGATAATTCAGATATAGAAAATAATATAAAAGCATTAGGAATGGCTGCTGCTGAAAGTGTATTTAGCTCTATAGGAGAAGGTCAAATAGGAGCTGTATATAGAGATATAATAAGAAAAGAAGGAGCAGAAGTAGGAAAGCAAGTTTTTAAAGATGGTCTTGTACAAATGTATAAAGGAGCACTTGAAAAATATGGTGTACCTGTAGGTTTATTAGGAGAAGGAATAGAAGAGTCTTCTACTCAAATAACGCAAAATATGATTAGTGGTAAACCTGCTTTTGATGGAGCTGCCGATGCTTTTATATTAGGCGGAGGTAGTGGAGTTATGTTTACGGCTCCAATATCTTTAAAAAATGCTAAAGACAGAATAAAAAATAAAATAATTGAAGTTGATGATAAGAAAAAAATTAATACAATATTAGAAGATAGCGAAGAAACATTTAGTAAAGTTTTTGATGTATCAAAAGATTCTGAAATAAATCAAAAACAATTAAGCATAGCTTCTTTAGAAAAATCAAGAGACTTATTGGTTAAAGACTTAGATAGTGATGTTAAAAAAGGAAATATAACTAAGGACCAAGCAAAACAATCTCTTTATGTTTTTGATAAAACAAAACAAATAACAGGTCAATTAAGAGATGTTGATGTTGACGAAAAGTCAAAGGTAGAGATAGCCAACTTATTAAAAGAAAGAGAAAGTTTATCTGAAAAAATAAATGGAAAAGATGAAGCTCTGTCTATTTTAGAAAAACAAAGAATATCAGAGATAAATGAAAAAATAAAAGAAACAATTTTAAAATCAAAGACAGTAGAGGCTATAACAGCTCCTGAAGAAGTAACTGCAATAACAGAAAGAATCACAGAGCTAGAAAATACTTTATCTCCTGAAACTGAGATACAAGTTCCTGCTTTGGAAAAAGTTGAATTAGAAAAAGAATTAGAAACCCTTAAAAAAGAAGAAGATGCCTTTCAAGAGCAAACAACAGATGAAAGCGTGTTACGCGCAGAACAACCCGAATTGGGATTGCAAGGAATGGGCGAAGGAAACGCCCAACCTGAAGGAATTGCCCAAGAGGAAACTATCATTACTGAGAAACCGGAAGAAGTAATTTCTGAAGAGGATTTAAAAGGATATGAAGAGGCTATTAAACAAGGAGATATTGATGAAAGTTTAATATCTGAATTAGATAAAGAATCTATAGACCAAGCATACAAACAAAGAGATGCCGAAATAGAACTTACTAAAACAACAACAGAAGGTTTTGGAGATAAAAATATTTTTTTGCACGAAAATTTAGGAAGAATTAAACCAAGTGATTTTGACAGTTACGGAGACCGTAATCAAAGAGAAGGAAATAAAGGATTTTCTATAAAATATTTATCAAACAAAGCAACGCCATTAGATGTTAAACTTGTTGAGTTGTCAGAATTATTTGGTTCAGAGATAACTCCTAATGATGCAATTGATTATATATTAGATAGAGAATCAAATCCTGAAAAATACAAAAGGTCAAAATATAAAATAAAAAAATTAAGTACTGCATCTAAAATAATCTTTACTCCTGAGAAAGCTTATGATATATATATGAATCTTAAAAATGATGCTAAATCTATGAACGCATTAGATGCGTTAGCAGGAGAAGTATTATCTGATGAACAAGTTAAAATAATAAAAAATCATTTAAAACAAAAGTATGGAGAAACCAACACCGCAACAAGTAGAAGTTTACAACGAACTAATGAGGCTTCTAAAAGAGTCGAAGTAGATAATGCAATAAAGACTCTTCAAGAATCAAAAGAATATGCTGAGGCAGATGATATTCAGAAAGAAAAATTAGTTAGAGCTACTCGTAAAGAACTTGGCTTAAAAGAGAAAGCAGCACCATCGGTTAATAAATTATTTGGCAAGTTGAAAGACATTGCTAAAGTTACTATGACTGAGAAAGCAGCTCTTATTAAACAAATTAAAGATACTGCTAAAGGAGCAAGAGAAGCTGTTAAAGCTTTTAAATTAGCAAGTCAGCAATTGACTAAAGACATTAAAGAATTAAAAGAATCAGGCAAAATTACAGCTACTCAATTAACAAGCATCCTTGTTAAATTTAGTAAAGTAAATGTACTTAACGAAGCGTCTGTGTCTAATTTTGTTGATTATATGACAAAGGTTTTTGCCGATGCCGACTACGCCAATAAAATTGAAACGGCTAAAAGTAATTTAAAAACAGCTAAGAAAAACATTGTTACCAAGCTAGGGATAGCCGATGGTTTAGTCCTTCCTTTACAAAGATTATTTGCAATTAATCCAACATTAATACCTGACGCTTATTTAGGAAAATACTTAAGCTTAGTAGATATGTTTGGAAAAAAACAAGCCGTGCTTACTCTTGAAGAAAAATCTCAAACAATAAAAGATGTTCAAGATATACTTGATGAAATTAATAATGAAAGGTCATTAGTTGATGAATTAGCTGATAGATTCAATAACTCTGAAAATAAAGTATTTAAAGATGATAAGCTAGATTACTCAGCATCATTAGATAAAATGCTTGAAGAAGGAGATATTGATAGCGATGATTTGGCATTAATGAAAAAATATAAGAAAGACATCGTTCCTCAGGTAGAAAAAAGTAAACTAACCGAAGAAGAAATTCAGGAAGAAAAAGATGGGCTTATTCGTTTGTTAAAAAAATCAACTATAAACCCAAGTGAACTTTCAACTAGAGATGAACGTGAAAAATCAAAAAACCTTAATTTATTAATTAAAGGAAATGCTATTAACGAACTAACTAATGTTGAATTAAAAAATTTATTAAAGGTTATAGACAATATAAATAATGGATATTTTCCGCATTATGCTCAATTGATGATTGAGAAATTAAATGAGATTAATAATTCTAATCCATTGGAAGCTTCTGTAAACAAATCAAAACCATTACCTGTATCTAAATTGTATGCTGAAGCAAAATCTTTACTAACAAAGAAAGATGCAATATTAGAGATGATAAGAAGAAATCCTTTGTTTAATATAGACCAAGTATTGGGGGACTTTAAAACAAAAGATATATTTAATTCATTATTAAATAAAGCGGCTGAAGCAGAAGCTAAATTTACTTCAGAACTAAAAAATGTTCAAGCTTTATTAGAAAAAGCAGAAGAAAAAGTTGCAAGGTCATTTGAACTTGAACCTAATGAAACATTAATGTCAAAGTTTAAAATAATGACCTATATGGTTCAACTTGAGTATGATTCTAATCCTGATAATAAACAAGTAAATCCTGCAGCAGAGTATTTAAAAGCCACTATAAAACATATCGAAGCCGGTAAATCTCAATTTGGAGAACGTGATGCTGAAATATTACAAAAAATACTAAAAGAATTTGCTCCCGATGGTCAAATTGATAATAAAAAATTATATAACTCATTTAATAACGCTGAAAAAGAAGCTATAAAAACAGTTCGTAATATAAATGAATCATTAAAAGAAAAAGCTGAACATACTGCTGCTATTATTAGAGGTCAAAAAATTAATCCTTTAAATAATTATGTGCACTTAAATGTTCTTCACGAATACAAGCCAAATGATTTATCATCAGGAGAGTCTTTTGCTAATGATTATAACAATTCAATGAGACCATCGACTAAAGCTAAGTCATTAATAGAGAGAACGGGTAAAGTTTCTCCATTAAACTTTGATGTATTTGCTTCTGCTCAAAGAGGAGCAAAGTTTGTTCTTATGGATTATCATTTAACTGAACCTATTCGTACTGCTCGTAAGACCATGAATAGAACTATATCAAATATAGAAAATAAAGGAAAGATATCTAAAGAAAAAAGACAAATAATAAACGCTATCAATAACGCTTTTGAGGAGGCTATTGAAAATTTAGTTGTTAATAATTATACCGAAACATCTATTGGAGATGATGTAGTTGATTATGTAAGCAAACAGGGTTATCGAGCAGTTCTTGCCGGAACAGGTAGATTTGCAGCAGAACTTCTTTCAAACGTAGGATTTGTAATTATTAGTGACCCAACTGCATTAACAGAAGGAGTTAAATATATAGATGTAATTATGTCTGAAGATGCTCCTATTATAATGAGTAACTTAAATTCTAAAGAAATCAATCGTATTTTTCCTACAGATACATTATCAGGAAGAATGATTGATTCAAATATACTAAGTCAAGCAAGTGGTATAAAAGGTGGTAAATCTAAAAATGTTGTTGCTAATAAAATACAACAAATTTGGAATTTATCAGGTAAAAAATATGTTAATGCCGTTGAATTATTAGCAGATATTCAAATTTCAACTCCCGATAAAGCTATTATGAGACCTATATGGTTTGGTTCATTTGCCTATAATTTTAAAAAGATTTCGGGTAAAGATGTAGATTTTAAAAAGATAGCTGAAAATGATGAATCCTATATGGAAGAAAATAAAGAAGCACTTGAAGAAGCAAAAACAATTGCCGATGAAAGGTCTGTAATAACGGGGGCAAGTAGTAATGCATTTACAGGAATACTTAAAGGAACAAGCAAACCAAACCAAAGTATTTCCACAAAAGCATTTAATAATATGAATAGTTTTATGACTAAGTTTATGGTCTATGAATTTGTTACTGCAAGAACAGGTATAATGGCTGCTATGGGTAATGGTTCATTAACAAGAAAACAAGGAGTTGCATTATTAGGAGCTGCTGCTACTCGTATGACTGTATATAGTTTATTAATTAAAGCATTAGGGGGAGGAATTATAGGATTGTTATTTGACGATGAAGACGATGAAGAAGATAAAGCTCCTGAAAAAGCAGTTGGTCAAGCATTAGCTTCAACCTTTACCTCTATGTTATTAGGAAGAGATTTTGGTAATGCAACAAAATCATTAATAAATTACGGAGTAGAACAAGTAAATGAAAATTACCTTGACTTTTTAAGAGAAGGAGATTATGACCCTTATAAAGATGCATTGCAGTATTCAACAATACCTGCTGATAAAAAAGGAACACAAACAGGAGTTTATGATTTCTTTAAAAATATGACAGGTTCTTATGGTCCTGCTATTAAAACTGCTGACTTTGTGCTTAAGAAAGCATTTGAAGATAAAAAGAAAAAATCGGATGCTATAAAAATACAAGAAAAAGAAAAAAATATAAGAATACCTTTAGAGGTATTAGGTAATTTAGGTCTTATTCCTCTTTATAAAGAAATTAGAAAATCTGTAATGAAAGATATTTACAAAGGTCTTAAAGATAAAAAAGGAATAAGCAAGGAAGAACTTAAAAAAACAGACCCAAAGATGTATAAAATAATGTATGGAAATGATTAAACGAATCTAATATACTTTAATTCTTTTTGTTTCTCATAATAGACCATCAACTCTAAGTCATTAACGGAGCCATTGCGTGGAATACGACCACCCCACGCAATATCTCCTCTTAGTTTGTTTACTTTTCCGTATATTATACCATCTTCACAAGACCATATCATTACAGGAGTCAACCTCTTATCAGCCAACTTTACTAACTTTCTTGCAGCTACCGGCAAAGGGTATGCGTTGTGCATTGTTCTTATCCTTCCCTTAACCTCTGCGTAAGCTATCAAACTTCCTTCCTTATCGAATATTTTGTAGTCGATGTCGTGTGGGTCCAATTTTTTATAAGAGCCTCCAAAAGTGCCTACAAATAGCTCTATGGCTTTCTTCTCTCTAATTAAATCTTGCTCTGTCTCAAAAGTCA